ACTTGTTGCTCTAAAATATCTATTTCTTCGGCAGCAATAACAGACGGTTTATATTCATAGTACAATACGTCTTTATGCGGATGGTATAAAGATAATAATTTCTGTAAAACTGTTTTTTCTTTTGGTGCAAATAAAACACCTCCTCTAAAAATAATATGATCTAATCTTTGATCACCCTGCATCTCGTCAACGAAAGGTGTTTTTTGATTTGTGGTGTGTTTTAATTCTCTTTCATAACCTTTTTCTTCGTCAAACCAATAAATATTAGCAGATTTAATTGACCTGGAAATTGGTTTGTTTTTGCCTTTAAGATAATATACCCTATCTTTAATCTCCCATTCATTAGATGGTTTAATTCTTTCTCTTGCTTTTGGTTGTTCTACAACCGGGGCAGTTTTAACTACCACTTCTTCTTGAACTTGAGGTTCTTCCACCTCAACTTTTTTTGTTTTCTTTGCCATAATATAATATATAATAAAATTAATAAAATAAAAGGGTTGGGGACGAGCCCCAACCTCTTTAATATAATAAATGCTTACTGCATTAACATGAAATTGTTAGCACCTTGTGTAATCAAACATCTCTCTGATAACATGTGGATTGACATCGCGTCTAAAGCAGATGTAGTAGCTCCAACAGAACCAGTAACCCAAGTTTTCATTTTTCTATCGTCAGTTTTAGAAGATCTATATCTAACGTGTAAAAATGGTCTTTTAAGGTTTTTACCTAACATTTGATCGTAAACAGTTGACGTACCAGCTGGGATAATAACCCCTCTAATAGCGTTAGCTCCAGCAGCGGCATTAATTCCACCTCTAGTAGCTTTGTCGTTTAAGTATCTGAAATCAGATTTGTAGAAATCGTAAGATCCACGTCTGAAACCAGAGAAACCTAAGTTAAGCGCCATATCTTCTGAGTTATTAAATACTCCGTAAGAAGTACCACCAGCTCCATAAGAATTCATAGAAGCTAACATGTCGTCCATTGCTAACGAAGTACCTCTATTAACAAACATCATGTTTTCTTCAATAGCTCCTTGGGAGTCAAACTCAGCTAAAATAGCGTCGAATTCAGCTAAATCAGTAGCAGCGTTAACACCAGTAACACCAGTAGTAACATTACCTCTTGAACTAATAGCCGCGAATAAACCTTGTGTACCAGATTGATCAGTGTTTGCAGGGCCTAAAAAGGCAGCTACATCATCAGTAGCCTGTGCTCCAAGTTCACCTTCTATCATAGCCATTTCTAAATAGTCATTAAACCTAGCTCTTGTGTCAGCTTCAGCTTTTAAGTACCAAAGATATCCACTTTGTCCTTCTTCGCTAGAAACTTCAACCCAACCAATTCTAGCTGTATCAGAACCTGATACTTCGTAGTAATCTTTAATAATAATTGGTTTGTTAGTAAAAGTGTTGAAACTAGGTTCGTTAGCACCTCTTTGCTCAGTTGTTGCAGTACCAGCAGCGGTATTGTAAGATTGACCTTTTCCATATTCAGAACCATAAACTAATATAGATGCGTTAGTCACTCCTTGAGTCAGCGCACTCATGTCAGCAGCTCCGTAAGGCTCGAGTACAACAACGTCACTTGTGTCAACTCTAACAACTAAAGCTTTTATAACTCCAGAAGTGTGAGAGACAATAACAGTGTCATTAACTCTAATACCATGTGAATCTGCAACATAAGCAGCGTTTGTATCGATGTGATCAGTAATTGTAATGGAACCACCATTAGTAGCTCCACCACCACCACCGTTTGTATCAGTAAGCGTACAAGTGTATGCTAAGTGTAATCTACCTTGCTCGGACCAAACAACTTGGTCAGCAGACATAGATTCTTCAGCTCCAACTTGTGATAAGAAACCTGCTATAGTTCTCGGTCCGAAAACTTCAGCTTCTTTCTCCATTAGATCTGGTAAATATTGTTGCGCCCAGCCTTGCCCAGCTGTCGCAGTAAAATCGAAATAGTTTGATTGTAGTGCCTGCTGTATATGAGCAGGTGTACTGTTTAACAAACCACCGGGATTTGTAATTGCCATAATTTTTTATTTTTAAATTATTATTTGTTTTTAATTTTAAATTTGAAATCAGGAGCGGTATCAGTGTCTAGAGCTCTAACTTTAATACCATTGGCATTAACGTTATCTCCAAACGTCTGTCTAGGAGACATATCAACATTTTTAGATTTAGCAATACTATCTTTAATTGCATCAGATTTACCTTGTTCATAAAAATGATTAGCAATCTTATCAGCGTTAAAAGCTGTGTATAATGATTTATGATAATCCTTAGCGTTTTCCATTCTCAAATCTTTATTCAAAAACTTTTTGATAAAGTTGTTAATATCGCTCTGGTTTTCCTTTACACCACTAACATCGTTTACATTAAATCTAAATCTTTTATCTCCAACTTCATATTCAAAACCTTTGAATTTTTCGTTGAAAACCTTTTCTGTCTCTTTTTCAAAAATGTCATATTGTTCTTTGAACATTTTTTTATCTTGCTCTGATTCCTTGTTGTACTTGTGAAAACCTTCAATAGCATTCTGTTGCTCATTCGTGAGTTTTGAACCCATCTTGATGTCTTCGTAATATTTGGATTTTACACTTTCCAAGTGTAGCTTTGCTTGAGCAACTTGCTCCTTCATTGCTAATTTTTTTCTTTTTATTTGTCTATCTTCATCCACATCTTCGTCATACGCAAACTCATCTTCCATAACGAAATCTATTTCCTCCTCTGATAAGTGTGGTTTAGTAGTTTTATAATATTCTTTTAATAGAGTATGGTTGTCTAATTCTGAATAATCTTGATTAAGAGTTACATAATCATTTAAATCTCCACCGGTATCTTCCATGAAGTTCATCAACTTTTGAATATTTTCAGGGAGTTCTTGGTTAGTTTCTAAAGATTCAATTATAGCTTCTTCTGCAACTTCGGCTATTTCTTCAACTTGCTTCTCATCTGTTATTTCCTCAATAACGGGTGTATCTTCATTTTGAACGGCGTCTTGTTTTGGTGGCACTTCTTCAACCACCTCTTGTGTAGTTTCAATTGGTTGATCTGCAACTACTTCCGTTGCTTCTTGCTTTGTATCGGTATCTTCTTCCGTTTTTAATGGTTCGTCTAAATTAACCTTAGTTATAGTTTCTTTTTCAACTACAGGTTTCATTTTCATTTTTTCTTGTACTTTCGTAACGTCACCTTTAGGTTCGTTTGCAGTCTTTTCAACTACTTTTTCTTTTTTCTTTTTTGCCATAATATAATATAATAATAATTAATAATTTCTATCTAGGACCAAATTGAGACATATCACCAATACCACCTAACACGTCGTTACCTGATGATTCAAAGTTTTTAGGTGGTTTATTATTGTTTCTTTGGTCTATAAGTTCACTTTGTTGTGAAGCTTGTATTTTTGTTCTTTTATCTTTACGATCTTCTTTTTCTGTTTCTTTACCTCTTTGTCCCCTTACCTCCATTCCTTTTAATTCCATGTTAAATTGAAACTCGAGCTCCATTAATTCTTTTTTAATTGCGGCTTCTTGTTGCAACTTCTGAGATTCTAATTCAGACTTATTCTGATCAATAGACATAGTTGTTTGCATTAAAGCTTGTTGTTTTTGTGTTTCCGCTTCTGCTTCAGCTTGTCTTTGTCTTATATTAGCTGTTGCCTGTGCTTCTAGGTTTTCTTGTTGAACTTGTTGATCTCTACTCATCTTTTGCTTTCTTCTTATTTTCAATAATTGATTTGCTAGTTTTATATTTCTAATTTCTCTAAGATCAATAGCGTCTTCTAATTCTATATCTTGTTGAGTTAATGCCATTTGGATATTATTTTCAAGTAGGGTTTTTTCCTCATCATCTAATGACATTTCTAAGAATATACCGAAATCATATAGATGTAGTTCAGACATTTCTTCTAAAGTAGCAACGTTATGTCCACCAATTTTCTGCACAAAAGCATCTCTTGTTGGAGAGTATTCTAATATATCAGATATTCTAAGTGATAAAGCTTCGCAAATTTCTCTAGTCAAATATAATCCAGAATTTAATATATGTCTTGTAGCCGTATTGGAATTCGCTGCTGCCATTTTTTGAACACCAACTAGTGCTCTTTCGTCAGGATTACCAGCGTCTCTTGCTTCGTTTAATCCGGTAGTGTCCCTTATCATTTGTAAGTAGTAATTATATGTGCCTATAAGAGCTTGCATTTTATTACCACCAGCACCACCTGATAATTCTGTAATAGGGACTTTTCCTGGATTCATATCACCTTCAGAAGTCATAGATCTACCTATAATACTACCTGTTTGGAAAAACATATTTAACGCTTCTTGTGGATTGTAATTTGTTCCGTTACCTAAATCTATTTCAGCTAATCCGTCGGCATCTAAATAAACTCCATCAGGTGTCATTCTGGATAGTACTTGTTGAAGTTTGAGATGTGTTAATTGAATCATATCTGCAAATCCAGTTATTCTACTAACTAGGGATTCTATTCTACCCTCATACATTCTAGGCGCGCAAATAGCATAATTCATTTTCACTTTAGTATGATCACTTTTAGGGCGCATCATATTTTTTGACATCCCCCATTTTATTAATTTTTCTGTTCCAAGAATCAAAGTTCCTTCATATAAACACTCTACTGATCTTGATTGTTTACTAAAGTTTTCGTTATCTTCTGGATTAAAAGAATCGTCTTTTTCAATAGCTTTTTCAGCACCACTAGCAATTTGTTTCATCTTATAAACCTCGTTCATATAGGTTTTATAATTAAAATATAAGATGTCAACCTTGTTTTTATCTTTATCGCTTTTACGCGCTCCACTAAACCGCGCTGAACTTTGACCACTATGGTTAACAATTTCATCTAATTCGCTCTCGGTTAGATGTGGAAACTCTTTGACTAATTCGTTTACTGGAATACTCTTTACTTCACCAGCATAATAAATATCTTCGAAGTAAGGTGATTCAGTATACGAATAAACAAGGTTTGCTGGATCAACGTAATCTATAGTGATACCTTCAGACGTGTTAAAAGAACTTTTTACGGCTCCTATACCTAAAACAGTAAGGTCGTAATAAAATCTTTTTGATGTTAAATTATACTTATTACCTTCTAGCAAAGTATTTATAGCCTGTTCTTCTGCAATTTCCACCGCTTGCTTGTAATTGAGTTGCATGTGTAAGTCTAATTCCTGTTGTCCGTCTGGAAGTTTATCTGGATTATTTTTAAATAAATCTAAACCAAATTTTTCCTTTATAAACTTTTTTAAATCTTGGCTTCTCATATCTTCCATTATAGCGTCTAAATATTGTGTTCTTTTACTAACGCCAAAAGGATCTTGCGAAAAAGCTTTAATATGAAACATTCTTTCTGCAATACCATTTACTACGATATCTACGAATTTAGCTATAATTGGAACAGGTTTCCAATCTAAATTAAGATAAGACAAATCACCGTTGATAGATAATTCATCTTTATATTTTTGTATAGATTGCT